CTCCTAGTCTCTCTAGGAAACTTGCATCCTCATTACATAGAAGTTGCCACAGACCATCGATGGCATGGTAAGCAACAGTGCCAAAGAAGTTTGTAATTACACCAAGGATGTCAAAGAGTTTCTCTAATGCTTCCTTTGTTTTCTTTCTATTTTCCTCGTTACTTAAAAACTTAAAGGCAAGACCACCGATGATGCCTGCTGCCACCATCTTGAGCAATTCAAAGACGGACTCCAACCATGATGGTGGTTTAACCTTTGTTTGCTCTCTCGGTTCTTTATCACCACGCCCCTTAGGGGCAGTGGGCATATTGAATATTGGTTTGAAGTCGTCCTTTGCCTGAGCGTCTGCTGCTTTGAAGAGTTGGAAGTTAACTTCCCTCAACTCTTTCATTGACTGACCAATAGAGTTGAGAGTTGCTCCCAATCTATTGAGTGAAATAGTAGTGAGTTTAAGTCCTTCTTGTAGTTTTACATTCTTCTTCGCATCCTTACCCTTCCCCACCTTTTCGACAACAGGCAGAGTAGTAAACTTGTAAAAATCAATCTTTGAATTCTTCTTTGGACGCGCCATTACTTACTTAGAAGGGAAGAGGTTGTACCGTATTTAAATTCAGTAGCTTGTAGCATAGGAGTATTTAGGGTATATGCAACAGGTTTTTCTACGAATACGAGTTGAGTTGTGTTGTCATACTCCATCATGCTCTTCATATCAATATTGAATTTCATGTCAGTTGTAAACTTAGTATCAGGATTGAATATCTGGGAGAGATTCATTGAATCACCAGAAGGTTTTACCTTTTCTGCCTTTTTAGTGAAAGGATCTTTATCACCAGTCATATCAATACCAAACGCTCCAGCAAGTTCCTTCAATGCATCCATAGGATTCTTCAATACCGACCCCATTCCACCACCGCTAGAGCTAGAAGTCTCGTCTGCACTCAGTGATCCAGAGTCACCAGTATAATCACCCGATCCAGGAGAATCACCCCCAGATAGGTCTGCTTCCTCTACAGCATTGACCTGACTGTCATATCCTTTGGCACCTGCCTTGATAGCATTAGCAAGTTGAGTTGACTTCGACTCAATGAATTGTGTAGGTGCCTTCAGATACTTCATATCCAAAGGTGCAATCTCTAGCAGTGTCTGCTTGTAGTTGCTACCAACAAAACCAAGTCCTCTTTGAGCACGGTGAATACCAAAAGAACTGTTGATTGCCTTGAGGATTGTATTCTTAGCACCTCTTGCTGCCATACCAGGACCGACACCCATAGTGCCTGCCATACCCATACTAGATGGAGCATCCTGGTGAATTTCAATAGAGGTCATACCTCTAGCAGCGTCTGCCTTACCTCTCTTCCAGTTGCCCTTAGGATCGCTACCAGATGCAGTCCTAATTGGTTTTCTGTAGACAGCAAGACCACCAGATTTTGCAGCTGCTCTCTGTGCAATCTTATCGTTAAAGTATGCCTCGTTACTAAGGTATCCCTCTTGCTTAGCAGCAGGTAACCACCCTCCAGGTTGACCTTCCAAACCAGAGGAGTATTTACCACCAACGATCCTACCACCAGCAGTGCCAAATGCTCCTGAAGGATCAGTATCCTTCATGTCTGCGTGACCAGCATAAAGAGATGCAATAGGACCACCTGCTGCCTTCTCTTCTAAATCAGGTATATCTCCCTCACCATCTTCCAGTCCCATACCCTCAGGAGGTTTACCACCCAACATACCAATAAGTTGTCCTAGGTTTGGTAACTTCTTACCAATTTCCTTCATCTTATCACCAAATATTTTTGCGCCAGGAATCTTATTGATCATAGATTCTTCAAATTCCTGTACACCTGGGACCAGATCTCTAGCAAATAGATATGCATCAATACCCATAGAGATTGGAGGTCCAAACTGACCACCAGGAATAAGACCCATAAGATCAAAACCCGCAGACAGTGCTTCCAGGATACCACCGTAGGGATCCTCATTAGCAAACCTATCATAGGCAAACAGCATGTTTACCAGACCGCCAATGACAGGCAGTGCCTTACCACCTACTCGCTTGGCAATACCTACGAAATCACCTGCGCCATTGATACCTTTCTTCTTCAGTGCTTCTAAAACTTTCTTGCCAATTGGTGTTTCAAACAGAGGTCCCATGACCTTGCTTGCCATTCCTTCCAACTGCTTCTTCAGTGGCTCAAATAGTTTACCTAATGGTTGCAGGATCTTCTCCATGACAACCTGTTTTGCCTTAGCAGTCAGTGAAGCTGCACCATCAGTGATGAATTTCTTAGCATCACCAATCTTACCAGCAACAGAATTACCAATTGCTTTTGATTTCTCAACAAGTTTCTTGCTGAGACCAACCATGTCCTCCCATCTCTTTCTTGCTGCCTCAGAGAGTCCAGCATATTGTTTCTTTGCCCAGTCACTGACAAGACCAAAAGTACTTTCTGCTTTCTTAGCAAGATTATCTTTTAGTCTCTGAGCATCCGCTATGCGGTCGTCAATGAAACCAAAGATGCCACCCCTCTTCTTCGGAGGATCAGGTGCGCTTGCTGGATTAACCTTAGGTTTACCATCAGCATCCAACTCAAGGGCATCATCTACACCTGGCGTTGGTTGCTTGGGTTTACCGTCAGCATCAACATCAGTGCCCTTCTTTTTAGATGCGTCTGGTTCGTCTGGTTTCTTTTTCTTTTTCTTTTTGTTGTCATTATCATCTGGGAAGAGAGCATCCAGAATGCCACCAAATAAAGCAAACGGATTGAATACCAGCATCAATCCAGCAATGCCAGTAAGGATTTCTCCTAGTCCAGTAATCCTCTCAATAAGACTATTGTCTGATCCAGTTAGCTTCTGCCAACCGTCCCAGACCTTCATCACACTGCCTTTAACGAAGTTAAAGATCTTCCCAAAGACACACTTAGCCTTATCAAATGTCTCTAAGAATTTCTCTCTCTTCTCCTCGTCAGTAAGTATATCAAATACCCCTCGCGCCGCTAAGACGCCAACGATCATACCAAACCACCCAGACAAGGGTCCTAGAATGGGTGCAAAAACCTGCATGATCCCATCCTTAAATTTCTTCAGGATGAGATCAAGAAGACCCAACTTCTTGAGTTTCTTCTTGCCTCTATTCTTACCAGACTTCTTCAGTTTAGACGTTGCTCTCTCTTGTCTTGCTTCAGCAGCAGCATCTCTCTGTAGTCTTAATTGTCTTCTCTTATCTTGCTGAATATTTTTGTAAGCACCAAGAGTTGCTTTGTTGATAGAGGTGATGTCATTGATGACACCACCAATACCAGTCATCGTAGTGCCGATACCATTGATTGCCTTAATAGGAGCAGCAAATGCACGTACAGTTGTAAACGCAGACTTCTCTAACGCCCCTGTATTTACTAACTTATATGGTTTGATTTTCGCCACTAGTGTTGCTGCTCCTTTAAACGTCTCTCTTCTTCTTTCAAGTATTTGATGAGAAGGGTGACATAGATTTCTTTCTCGAATGGTATGAGATTATCTATGTAATCCATAGGCCACTTGTGGTGATGCATCAAAGCAAAATTAGACTCATAATAATTCCGAAGATTATTATGGAGAAGGGCTACGCGAAAAAAGCAGCTAGTCCTTCAAGGACAATAGTATTTTCCACACCAGTATTAGGATTAGTGACCTTCATTGTATGTGACAATTTAGGCATTGTCTCAAAGAATTCTTGAATCAGTTTAAATTGAGCACTATTCATGTCCTCAAAGAAACTATTCAATTCCTTCTTGGTTGCATCCTTACACTGATACACTTGGTTTGCATCAGAAATAGTATCTGCACATCCTTTAGCAAGTTCCATAACCTGATCGATCATAGAAGTGCCTTCGTCATCACCGAAATTCATCTTGACAAATTGATCCATGCTTGGATACTTCATAGTAAGGACTAGATCATCCGTCAGTTTCAACTCCCTAGTATGTTTGGGGTCAGTCTTAACGGTGATAGCATCCAACTCAACAGATGCCTTAACTTCAGTAGTTCCATCATCAGGGCAGGTGACTGTCACGTCAACAGATTCACCAACAGATCTTGTCCTAATTTGCAGGAAGAGATACTCAATATCAAAGGTAGTTAGTTCCTTAGTGCTAGTAAGGTTTGTGCAGTCAACGATGATGCGAGTGATAGCATCAATCATATCTTGATTCTCACCCGACTCCATAGCCAGGAAGAGAAGTTTTTCTTCCTTTACAAGGAAAGGTCTAAACTTAATAGCCTTGCCGCTAGATGGAAGTTTACATGTATATTGGGGTACATTTAACTTAGGTAATGCCATAGAAATTCACATCAGTATTTTTATTTAGGTGGACTTTCCACCCGTCTGTGAGGTAGCTTCTCCTATTTCGTAAGCCTTAGCAAATTCTACATCTGAAGTCTCAGACTGACCACCAATGACAGAATAAGCTCCGCCCTCATCATCAAATTTATCAGCACCAAAGAATCTATATCTCTCATAGTAGAAACCTACATTGAAAGTTAGTAGAGATGCAGAAGCATTAGTCAGTGAAGCAGACCCGATATTATATGGGAAGACATTGCGAATGTCGTAGATGCCAACTAGTTGATCGTCTTTATACTTGGTGACATCCTTTTCATCAATTCCCAATGCCCGTAAGATCTTTTTGAAGTAGTCTGGAAGTTGGAATTCAGGTCCTCCACCTCTCTCCCACTTAAAGATGTACATGTTGGGACAAACATAGTCATCATAGTAGTCTGTCATCTGATTGGCATCACTTGACATGATGCTAATCCATCTCTCAAACAACATTCTAGTCTTATGACTTCTCGGCATGATAAAGTCCATGCTGATTTGGCTGAATGTAGATGACGTTGCGTAGTTATAAGAAGATCCAATGTTGGTAACACTACCAGTTGTAACCTGCTTACTAGGTAGGTTTACATTGTCTGCATAATAATTCAGCAGATTTCTATTGTAAACGGGCTCACCCAAATCAAACTTATTGGTAAGGAAATACTTACCACCTCGCAAAATATTTGGCGTGGAGAATCCTACAGACCATCGGTTAGCATAACTTGGGTGATTATCATTACCCTTGAAGAAACCTTGAAACTCAGACAGTCTAGTCCTTGGAGCTCCTATTCTTTTTGATGAGAGATTGAGTGACATTAGATCTTTAATTCCTTCTCAGTGATGAGCATGAATTCCCAATTGTTATCCTTACAGAATTCTGTTGCTGCCTTCCACTTTGCCTGATTGACACTCCATGTAACGACTTCGTTAATATATTTTTTAGTCACTCGTTTCTGTGTCTTAGGCTCTTTGGTTTGCCTCAACGGTTTCACTTCGACTAGATATTTTTTCTTCCCAACCTTAACATAAAAGTCAGGAAAATATCGATGTCTTTTACCATCAACAGGAGAGATATATGGGATAATGATTTCCTCGCTACCCCACTCTTCTACAGAGGGTGTGAGATCACACCACTTCATAAATTTATACTCCCAAGAGGATCTATAAATTATGTTTTTGGGATCACCTTTATACTTACGAGGGAAACTTGGAGTGTAACGTCCTTGGTACCTCATAAATAGACATTGTATAGTACTGTAAGTATTTAGCGTGGCAGAGTCAGTCCTTAAATATCCCACGAAGGTGCCAGTATCAGGTAATTATCTGAATGGTCCTGAGGCTCCTACTGGGAGAGTGGATTATCTCAAGATACAACGTTACAGAATCAACTTTTCGGCAGAATCAAACGGTGGTTATGGTGGAGAGAATCTACCTGGCAACGAAGTTGAGAAAGTGCTCAATAAAACGGTGTGCTACCTTGCCATGCCCCCATCACTTTCGACGGGATACAGTGCTAATTATAGCACAGCTAGCATGGGTGCTGTTGGTGTCGCTGCTACACAACTGGTTGGTCAGATTGGTGGTGCTGCACAAGGCAGAGCACTGGATGCAGATAGAATCGGACAACAACTTAAGTCCGCTGCTGCCGCTGCACTACCAGAATTTGCTTATAAGCAAGGTGCCAACATGATCAACATGGCAACAGGTGGAATGGCAGGTGGTGCAGGTGATCCAACCACGCTACAAGCATTGTCCTCTGGACGTATCATGAACCCATTCACCGAGCAGGTGTTTACTGGTGTTGGTTTTAGATCGCATTCATTCTCATTCAAAATGTTTGCGAGAAACAAATCAGAAGCAGTGGAGATCATGAGTATCATTAGATACTTGAAGACTGGTGTGCTTCCCATCTATGGTAATGCTGACATGCAAGAGGTTGAGAATCTACTCAACGCAGCGAAGAATGCTTTGAATGGACAAAACGGAGAAAATAATTCTAACCAAAGCACAACAGCAACTGATCAAGGTAACAGTGGCACTGTTGACCTGAGTAGTTTTAATGCACAAGGTGCTTATCTACAAATTCCAGATAGATTCCAACTTGAATTTGTCAGACTCGATCCTTCATCTTCTACTATCTCCAAACTTCCACACTATAAGTTTCAACCCTGTGTTTGTACAAACATCAGCGTAAACTACACTCCCGATGGACAGTATGTTTCTTTCAAGGACTTCCTTCAAGATCCATACACTATAGATGAGAATGGTACAATGGATCAAGTGATGGTCCCTGCTGTTGAAATCAGTATGGACTTCTCCGAAACCAAGATTCTCACACAAGCAGACTCACTCAGAGGATACTAATGGCAAATTATTTTTCATACCTTCCTAACGTTTATGTTGGGCAAGAAGAATCTGACGGGCGTCTTGGTTACAGACTAATCAAGAATATGTTTCGTCGTGGATATCTAGATCCTATTATCGAAAAATATATCACTGCCTTTGAAACCTTCTACATCACCGACAACATGCGTCCAGATGAGTTGGCAAATAAAGTCTATGGTGATCCAAACTTAGATTGGGTAATCTTGATGGTCAATAATATCATTGATCCTTACACCCAATGGCCAAAGAGCACTACAGATTTAAACAACTACATCGAAGAAAACTACGATAACCCAGATCAAATTCATCACTGGGAAACAAACGAGGTTAAACTTGATGATGGCACTATCTTCGTGCAGAAAGGTATAGAAGTATCCGAAGATTATAGAGTTACATTGCCTAATGGAGACATCTTAAGTAAATTAGACTCCATCTATCAAGTGTCTATTGCTGAGAATGAGACGTACCTAAACGAGCAAAAACGATTGATCTCTTTGATCAGTCCTGGTCTAGTTGAAACACTCGTTGACAAGTTTGAGAGTGTTGTTGCTTATGATCAACACCCTGAGATTGATTTGGAAGGCAATAAGAGATCTCCTAACTCTTCGACCAGTCCATATGTCAATAGAAAGAGTTATAGAACTCAGAGTGGTATTCCTGCTTCATTGGGTCAAGCAATCACTTCATTTGACTATGGTCCTACCATAGCACTTCAGACTTCTTCCGCTGATACAAGCACTAGCACAAATACTGCAACAGTAACTACTGTATCTAGCAGCACTACTACATCTACAAGTAGCAGTGGATCTTCGAGTGGTAGCAGTGGATCTTCGAGTGGTGGCGGTGGATACTGATCCCGAGTTTATTAGTCTAGAAATAACAAAAGACGAACTTGTATCATTGTACAAGTCCGTCTGTTTTCACTTAGATAAGTGGGCAGGTGGTGATCCTGCAGAGCAAGAACGTCTTTTTTATACGAAAGATTGGTTGTTTCGTATCATTCTTGAAAAAACCTTAGAGTCCTAATTTTTGGCGGGAAATTTTTTCCCCGATTTTTGAAACCTAAGGTCGATTTAGGTTAGGGGGGGGGGGTCAATGATGATCCCTATACTTCTTCCAGCAGGGTTCGTATGTGGTCTCGTAATAATACTCAACGAAACGACCCTTTCTATCATACACTTCTCGATACTCTCGGTGCTCACACGTTGTGCGATAACGACGAGGGCGATGATGGTGATG